CTTATCAAATTATCCAAGAATAATTAGATTATGCCAAAGTATGTCATCAACGGAAAGACCATTGAGGCAGATTCGGTTCTAACTGATGAGGAGATTGATGAGATCGCTTCTTCAATTGCGCCTGCCACAAAAGAAGAAGCTATTCAAAACGAGCAAGTTGCGGATAACCTTAACAAAGAAGCTCAAGGCATCCAGCCGACCGTCAACATTGATGGTGTTGAGATTCCCGTAACTGCCGAGCGCACGCAGGAATCTGTAAATAAAGAGCTTGAGTCTAGGGTTAAAGAAGCAGAAAAAGACCCAGAGAATGAGCCATCTTGGAAGCGTATTGCTACTGGGTTGCTAGCTGAGATTGGTATTTCAGAAAGCTCAAAGGTTTCTGGCACCTTAGCTGGTGGTGCCATTGCGGCAGGAATTGGTCAAATGGGGCCACAGGCATTTTTGCCAGAAGAAATCATAACAGTTCCAGCTGGCATGGGTATTGGTTATTTTCTTGGATCGACTGGTGGCGGTGCTGCTGGAAACATTGCTGCTCAAAAAATTGAAGGAAGAGATTCTATTAACTGGGGGAGGGCTGCCGTATCTGCATTGGTAAACCTTATCCCTGGGAGCAAGCTGACAAAGGGGCCACAGGCTCTAATTGAGCATCTGAGGTATTGGCTAAAAGACCAGTTGCAACCACAGCAACAATTGGTGCTATTGCTGCGCCAACCGAAGTTGCGGCAGAGAGTCTTTATGAGACTGGCGAGCTTCCAAGTGCAAGCGAACTATTAAAAGCATCTGCAATATCGGCGGCATTCGGTGGTGGTATTGGATTGTCTCAACAAAAAGCAATCCCACTTCTTAGGCAATTTGCTGGAAAGTCACCAAAGGAAATAAACAATTTAGTAAATCGTGGAGATAGTGGAGCAGTTGCTTATATTGATGCGCTTACTCAAGATGTAGATCCAAAAAACTTTTTGACGCAAGATAATCTTAAGCAGTTTATTGGAACTCTTGGTCAAACAGCTAAAGCCAATATTGCGCCAACTAAAGTGGTTGGGCAACAAGCGGCTCAAGCAATGCGCGATGCCGCTAACATTGCATCGGCTGGTCGTGAGGTTGGTGGGCTGCTTGGATCACGGGTGAATGACGCTATTGCCAAATCTTCAGATCCAGCCGCAGTTCAGCAGTTTGCATTAGAGTATCTTACTGGACAAACATCTAAAGTTCCAAAAGAACTTGAATCACTCGGGGCTGACCTATCTCAAGCTAGGAAATACATCGCTGAGTATCAAGATGGACTTCTCGAAATGCACTACAATGGGCAGAGAAAAATGCCTGAGATGCTGGTTAAATATATTGAGGAAAGTAAAAATAGAGGTGACTATTTAACTAGATCTTATGCATTTCATAATGATGCTAATTATTTTCCGTCAAAAGCCGCTTATCAAGAACTGCTTGATGATCTAACCACACAACCTCGCGTTGGAATAGATGAGCGCAAGTTTATTCGTAAAACTGACGCACAAGGTAATAAGCTTGAGATCGAGAATCCGAACTACGGCTCAGAGATTGACCTGCCGCCAATGAGCAAGGCCGAGGCAGAAAAGTACATTGCCGATCTTAACCTTAAAAAATCCAGCAATCCAGATGAATTGCACAACTGGATCTACTCGCAGAATGCTGGAATCTTAAAAGAAAAGAAAGACTTGTCTCCAGCTCTTAGAAAATACCTTGGAGAATACACAACTCCAGGAGAGAAGATCAGCGAAACCATGTCAAAGCTATCTAGGCTAGTAGCTTACGATAAAGCTGACAATGAGATCTCCAATATCTTTAGAGATATGGGTATTGGCAAGTTTGCTGGAGAAGGTGTTGAAGGTCTACAGCCAATCAAGCTCCGTAGAGGTAATGCTAGAATCGGAGATCAAGAGCTTTACGGCCCACCAGAATTGCAGACGGCTATTAACCACCTGTATGCAAACGGTTCAGACAATGCGACAATGGATTTCGTTGGAAGAACTTTTGTGGATGCTTACCAAACATCATTGGCTGCATCCAAAGCAATGAAGACTGTGTTTAATCCAGCCTCATATGCGACAAACTACATCTATGGCCCAATGAACATGGCTGGAATGGGCATGAACCCATTCAAAAAGTTTGGACGAGGAGTGAAGTTTGCAGCTGCTCAGTATGAACCTATAGCCAAGATGATGTCGAATGTTGACATTGATGAGTTCAAAGCATGGAAAGAACTTGGCGTATTTCCTAAGGGATTAGCGTTTGCTGATATCCAAGCAGGATTAAAGTCTGGGAAGATTGGTAGATTCGCTCAAAAGGTAATCGACCCAGTTGGGAAGGCGTATAGCTTCGCTGATATTCAGAATAGATACATCACGGCAAAGAACTATGAGTCTCAATTATTTAAGCAATTCCCTGGAGCATCTCCAGAACTTGTTAGAAAAGAAGCCGCAAGATTTACAAACAATACGGCACAGAACTACGACTTCGTTAGCAATGGAGTAAAGACCCTTTCTAGGAATGGTCTTCCTGCGGATCAGTTCGCGGTGTTCACATTTGAGCTTATTCGCAACCAGTACAACCAAGGCAAGCTAATCAAGAATATGCTTGACGGTTCTTACGCTGAGGAGATGGCAAGGAAGTTTGGTGTAGCCCCAAATCAAAAAGCAATTCAAGCAGAAGCGTACAAAAGGATTGCGTCAATGGTAATGGTTTACGCCACCACTACAGCAACGGCAGCAAAAACAATGGAGTTTCTTGGGGTTAATCGTGAGAAAGAGCGAGCATACCGTGAGACAGTTCTTCCAGATTACGCCGAAAAGAAGCCACTGTTTATTACAGACAATCCTAAAACTGGCGATGTTAGCTGGGCGAACTCATCATACTTTGTGCCACAACAACAGTTGATTGGGCCATTTGTAGCTGGACTCAATGGAAGGTCTGTGAACGATGCAGTTAAATTTGGTTTAACTGGATTGGCTGAGGATGTTGCTGGTACTGGTTCATTTGTGATGAACGCGCTTTCTCAAGCAGCAAATAATTATAATTTTGAAACAGGTAGGCCAATAAGCACATCGCCAGATACTCTTACCAGTGCTGTTGAGCGAACAGAGTTTGTGACAGATAGTCTTTTCAAACCACTGCTTATTGATGAAATAAAGAAGTCGCAAACAAGACCAGTATCTAAAACCGTGCAGCGCATGCTTGGCCTTCGGTTTAATGATACTAATGTTGATAAAGGATTTGGATTTAGGGCTAGAGGCTTAAAGAATAATCTTAATGCTGAGCGTTCAAACATTTCATCCGCAAGGTATCGAGTTGAAGAGGGGAAGATGACTCAGCAAGAGTTTGATGAGGTATATAATCAGAGCAACCAATCATACAAAGACAACCTTCAAGTATTGAATCGCCATGTTGCGAATCTTCGTACCATTGGACTTACTGATGGCAAGATTGCCACAATGCTGAGGGATAATGGATTCGGTAGCGAGATTGCACTTGCCGCTCTTGATGGTGAGGTTCTTGATGCTCCGAAGATCAAGCGTGACACTATTACGGATACCTACGATGAGTTTGGAAACATCCCAAGAAAAGAGATTGAATCCAGAATCCGTGAGATTGCCAAAGAAGATCCCGGTAAAGGCAAGGCCCTAGTTGCTCACCACAAGCAACGCCTAGTTGACCAGAAGCTAAATATCAGCGACAAGGATGCTCTCATCAGAAGCCTTGGAACCAGTGATGGGACTAGGGCCAAATACATCTTCAAGCAGATGCAAAAGAATCCAGAGCCAGACTCGGTTCTCAGAATGTTTATGAAGAAGGGTATTGCTACGCCAGAAGTGGTTCGTGATATACGGATTCTCCAAGGCAAATAACCCACAAAAGTAGTTGCGTTCTACAGAAATAAACGCTAAGGCTTGATTGCAAACCAAATGAGCGACGAAGACCTATCAGCGATTGATAGCAAAGAGGCGATGAAAGAGTTCTTCCTTGAGGTCAAGGAAAGGGCAAAGCAATTTCCTCGAAACACTATCGAGAATTACAACCCAAATGTGGCGGCACAGATCCTCTGGATGCTGGCGCAGGGTGGTCGTATCAGCGTTATTGCCCAGAAGTGCAGGGTTAGCCATGAGACTGTACGCTCGCTTGAGTGGAGGCATAACGACACGCTGGAGTCGAAGCGCAAGGAGTTTTCCAAACGCTACGCTATTGCTGCTGCTGAGTATACAGACCTGTTGTTTGAGAAGGCCGAGCAACTGAGCCGTGACCCAGATCAGCTCAAGGCAATTTCTCCAGACCGATTGGCGTTGACTATTGGCATCATGACCGATAAGGCTGGACAGCTTTCTGGCATGGCGAGTACTATTGTTGAGCATCGCAAGGGGCCATCTATCGACGATGCCGCAAGGATGATTGCAGAGGCAAAGTCTAGAATTGCCAATAAAGTCAAAGCCAAAGCAGTTGAAGCAGAGATCATAGAATGATATTAGAACCAGAATCCAGACACGCAGACCACCTCAAAGATGGTGGCGGTTTAGTCCGTCACTATAAGGTAACGCACAATGGGGTTGATTACCCGTGTCATACTCTGTGCTATGCTTCGTATCTAGCAGAAAAGTTTGACTCAAAGATATGGAATGTTGTGCTTGAGAAATTCATGAAGCCATTTATCGGAGTTTGCTCACATTGCCTCAAGCGCAAGAAATACCGCAACCTCCACTTTTCTAGCGGTAATCGTGGGTCATTCCCACCAGAAGAAGATGCCTTTGCGTGTGAGGAGTGTGATAGCGTTTATCACATCAAGGACATTCTGATGGAGACTGGCGCGTACAAGACAGACTAATGCAATGGCGTAAGCACCCAATCCTCCAGCCTCCTACAGACGACGAGGTGGCAATTATGGAGCCAGATGAACTTGTGGAACTCCACAGGGTGTATCATGAGGCTATTGAAAACGCTGAGAAAGACCCATTTCGCTATGGCTTTAGGCTTCCGCATTGGGAAAAAGCTGAGGAGCAACTGCTTGAGGTATCGGAGATCCTTGCCCTGGGTGGCAACAGGTGTCTTGCAGGAGATCAAGAGATATTTGATCCAGTAGCTGGCAAGCACATCCAAGTAAAAGATATTCCAAGCAGTTTCCACATATGGGCGTGGGACGAGAAATCACTTAAGTTTGTGGTTGCACTAGCTTGCAAGCCGTTCAAGAAAGACAAGGAAGAAGCGATGTTTCACTTTGAGTTTTCGGATAGCACAAGAATATCTTGTACCGCAAACCACCAGTTTTTCTGTTATCATCGTGGGTGGATTCCAGCCAGCTCAATAGCTTTTGAAGGAAGCCGACTAGCCTCTCCAGACGCAATGGAGCTTTTTGTTGTCTCTATCTCTATTGACAATTATGTTCAAGATGTCTGGGACTTCCATGTTCCAATTTACAACAATTACTTTATTGGTGGCGTATTGTCGCACAACTCGGGAAAAACTGCGTGGGGTTCATTCTGCGTGGTAAAGGCCGCCATCGAAAACCCCAAGTCTGAGATCATGTGCTTTGCTCAGACATCGGAGGTTAGTATCCGCCAACAACAAAGCGCGGTTTGGGAGTGGCTACCAGCGGAGATGCGTACCAAGCAGACATCTGCCAACGCCTACATCTCGTACACAAAGAAGAATGGCTTCACTGACAACTCGTTGATTCTTCCTAACGGATCACAGATTATCTTCAAGACTTATTCACAATATCAAAATAATCCCACGATCCTAGAAGGCGCGGAACTTGGAAGCCGTGACCCAAAGTGGCACAATATCGGTGTTTGGCTCGATGAGTACCTTCTAGGTAATGAGCTTATTGACACCCTACGCTTTCGTCTTGCTACTCGCAATTCCAAGATGCTGGTGACCTTCACGCCAATTGACGGATGGACTGAAGTTATTAAGGAATACTTAGATGGCGCGATTAGCGTATGCAGCAAGGAGGCAGAGTTGCTTAATGGCGAGCTTGTCCCTTATGTCCAGCGCAGCAAGAAACGAAACGCATCCGTCCATTACTTCCATTCCAAGGACAACCCTTTCGGTGGCTACGAGCGAATCAAGGAGACACTGGTGGGG